CGGGTAATGGTCCACGCTCCGCGATCTCCGCTTTGCAATACACGCAGAGTCGATCGTCACCCGAGTACAGAGACTCAGGGTGAGACGCTTTACAGCGTATGCATTCGATCCTCGTGATCTCAGTCATTTACATTCTTTTCTTTACAGGGTTGTACGCTTTGTTTCTTACTGACCCGAGCTTCTGGACAGCTGTTTTTTTAGGCTTAGCTTTAGCTTTAGCTTTAGCTTTAGGTTTTACCTTAGAGCCGCCTCGCTTCTTTCGTTCTTTACTCTCATGGTTTTGTCTTTGCTTTGCTGCGCGAAATACAGCTATCTCCGCTTTCGTAAGTGCGATACCTTCTATGGTGTTGCGCGCTTCTGTCTTAACCTTCTTTTTGAGCTTGCTGCTAGCAGCTCTTTTTATACCGTGCTTAACTGCCTCACGCGCTGCTATACCGAGAACTCCTACTATAGGCGCGGGCATTAGTAGGGCTTCTTCTTTGGTTTAGCTTTGGGCTTAGCTTTCTTCTTAGCAGCGGCAGCAGCTTTCAACTTAGCAACCTGCGCGGCAGCTTGTTTTTTACTATGCGGGAATTCAGTACTGGCCATCGTTACTTCCTTTTTCTTTTAACAGGCATACCTGTAATTTTAGTTTTGGAGATCTTCTTGCCACCAGGTTTGCCTGTTACTGCGGCGTTTCTCGCGATTGCTTTTGTCTGCTTATAAACAGTCTTAGCCATAATTAGTCACTCTTGGGTTCTAAGTAGTCGATGTCTTTACCCGCAATCTTCAGCAGGTCTTCGTCACTCATGCGCTCGAGCTGCTTAGTGCCGTTGATGTTGATATTTACTTGGGTAGCGTTCTCAGGTGCAGCCAAACCGTGCAGCTTGACCAACGAATCGGTGGTGTTCTTCATTTCAGTGGCGTTTGCCGAGGAGTTATAGGCTTCCATATACATCATGTGAGCGTGCTGATTGCTAAATCGCACCTCTTCACGCATCTCCTGGCGGAAATACTCAATCGCTTTTTGTACTTCGGGGACTTTTGCAGCAGCGTAAGCCGCCTGGGGGCAGGAGTAACCAGCACCACGTCCAGCAGCTGCAGTCGTCATCCCTGAAGAGATGAGCGAGACCAGCTTTTCTTGCTGCATGGTTAATGATCCACGGCTTATGCCCATGTACGGCATATGCGATTGGAATTCGGTGTGGTCACTGACTATGTCAGTGGATGGTTGTTCCGTCTGAAGCTGTTGATCCATAGAACTCGTCATCGTTATCTATATATACAAATACAGGCGCGCCTTCGGCTTTTTGATCGGCCAACTCTGATAAATAGTCATGGGCGTACTCTTCGGTATGCCCTACCGCCAAGATAATGCCTATGGCTTTGTCGAAGTCGTAAGCAAGCACTTCTTGCCCGTTAACAACTGCTGATCCGAGGATTGCGTCGTCTAGACCAGTGATAGCTAAAACTTCTATTTTACTCATGGCGTATATTAGCTGAGCTAATAATTAATCACAAGAAGAATCGTTAATAGTCTTCACCCACCAGTAGAACATGTCCTCAGACAGGGTGTGTTTCATAATATTGATCCGATAACAGACCAGCTGCGTGTTGTCGACGGTATACCCTTTCTCGCCACTGATGCGATCTATTGACGCGTTGTAGTCCTTCGTCCCAGAGCCGTCTTTGTGGTGAGTCAGGAACACCCCTGAAATTGCGCACCTCCCCTTCTGCTTCTCCCACAGGGCTATAAAGTCTTCAGGCGCGAGTTCCCACTTGTAGTCAGAGCCGCGCTTTCCAGGTCTAGCGTTTGATTTAGCCTGGGAGTAAAGATTACGTAGGTAGTTCTCATAAGAGGCAGATATGCGGATCTGCGCTTTCTTTATTTTACAGGGTTGGCATCTCTTCCTGCCTGTTTGGCTGGAGTCTTGAGGTATTGGGCGGTCGCATGATGTGCAATTTGTGCTGGGTAGAGCCATACTACATATTAGCACAACTAATATGTATGGAGAATTTTTCAGAAAAAAAATATGAAAAGTACGTTTATATCTCGCATGGACTATCTCCCCCCCGCGGATATTCAGGCACCCCAACCCCGAATCGTAGTCATGGAACCTTGATCTCGATTCACGCTCAGGGACCCCCCACGTTTTCTCCTACGTCGAAACCGGTCGGATTCAATGTTGAAACTAGCTCATAAGAGTTAGTACTACTAAGAGAGATCATCATGAACTTCAAACCTAAAGCACTACTCGCAGCCAGCATGTACCTCAACAAGACTAACCTGACTCAGGCAGTCGCATTCGCTAAGGATAACTGGAGAGAGATTGCCATAGTCGTTGCAGGCGCATACGTAATGGAAGACCTAGACACTGCAGCCGAGATGGCTGAAACAAGTGCCGTTGTCGACGTACTCACCGCTGCTTCAGAAGGTGTCATCTAATGAGATATCTAGCCGCTTACGACGAATATACCCGTGAACCACGGTCCACGAAGTTTAACCGCGCTCCACGGCGCACGAACCGCGCTCAAGAGCTTGCGGACCGCTACTCGGAGTACACGCGCATGGGCTTCTCTGCTGACGAATCACGTCGCATGGCCTATCACCACCACTCAAACAAGCTATAAGGAGTACATCATGTTTATAGGATCTTTATTGATACTCACCATCTTCGTCATTCTTGGCGGAGGTGTGAGCCTTGCCCACCTATTAGACACGTCAGGCATCATGGATCGTGAACAACGTTCGGAGAAAACCCATGAAAAAGACTGAACGGATCATGCATCGCGCTCCACGGTCCGCGGCTCGTGCCTCGCGCGCCCGCACAGCAATGTGTAGCAGGAACGAAAAATGTGTAGCAGGTAGAAACCTCGTATCTGCTACACACAATAGTGTTATATATCAATAACTTAACCCAATGTGTAGCAGATGTAGCAGATGTAGCACCTTTTTCTGAGTTCATATTAGGACTTCTTTAAAACACTGTTTTATTTTCTAAAAAGAACTTCAACTTGAAAACACCTGCTACACATGCTACACAGCTTGAAACCCCTATGTTTACTCACTTCTTGCCTGTTTTTACCTGCTACACATCTTGGTACAAGCTGCTACAAACACCCTCGTACCTGCTACACACCCAGAATATAGAACTAATCGTGGACCGTATTTCACGAATATCGAGCACTATGTCCACTAACCGTGGAAATCGACTCACGCTACGCGTTCATCGGTCGGTTTCCTCTATAAGCACGCAATAAAGTGTGCTGTAAGTACATAACTAAGTGCAATAAAGTGTGCTTAGTTATTATTAGCTGTAGTACTATTCCGTAGGAGGAATTAGCCATGAACAATTTACAATCTGTAAATCTGAACGTAGATCACTGGGACATGTTAGCGCCCGAGCGTCACGTAACAGCATTGGATTACACGAACTACGATCTTGTATCGTTGTGTGATGATATTAGTAAAACTAATAGTGATGACGGTATGCCGTGGAACTACAACGAGCTAGCATCATCTGGCAAGTGGGGTGTGTCATGAGCAATGTACTCGAAGCAATAGCAGTTGCAGCCTTAACAATACTGTTAGTACCAGCAGCTGCAGTTCTTTTAACAATTCTCACTGTGTTAGTAGCGCAGTGAGACAAAACACCATCGATATACCTTACAGGTATATCGGTCGGTTACTTTTATAGATTAAGCATTTAGTTTAATCACTATGTCCTGGAGGACGCTATGAACAAGAACGAATCTTTTATCGACCAAATCATCACTAACATGGCCGAGAAGTCTAACCGAAACGGCACTATTGCCAAACTTGTAGAAGCAGCAGATCACGAGGTTGTAGCCAACCGCATCGCAATCGTCTGGGATGACCTAGGCAGAGCACGACGTGTAGCAAAGACCCAAGCAGTACGCAACGGCCAGCAAATGCCAGAGCTTACAGAGAAGCCTGAGCACATGTTGTCACTCATCCAGCAAGCTATGAACAACTGCTGTTGGGCAGCACGAACCGTGATCAATGCAGGTAAATCAAAAGACCTAGCCAATGGTCTCGACTTCTCGCAGTCCATTGCCGACCAAGCAGGTAACATTGCTTCTTCGCGAATCGTAGACGTCGAATCAGCACTCATGAACGACTTCAGCGTGCTCAACGAACTGCACAGTTGGTTGTGTAGCGAGATGAACTACATGGCAGACCTCGACCCATTGTTCTTGTATGCAGAGAAACAAGAGATCGAAGAAGGCATCTGGGAGCACACTCACATGTGCATGGACATCAACGATGTTCTACCCATCCTCGATGAGAAAGTAATCGAGTTAGCAGAGCAAGGTGATACTAACATCACTAAGTTCGCGTCAACTCACGTCTTTGGAGCTAAGCAAGAAGCTAAGCCCAGCAAAAAAGCAGCTAAGAAGAAAGCTGCTTAACACGTAGGATTCCCCCTACACCCATCCGATCCTTGTGGTCGGGTGGGTTTTTTTCTGTCCGCCAAGGACAGAAAATTGACTATATTTTATCGGCCATAAACCTTTTTATCGGCCACAAACTAAACACAGACGTCCTTACAGAAATTTGACTATTGATATTAGCGTGACTATTATTAGCCGCAGTATTAATCAAGACCCTTCAACACAGACCACCACGACGGAGGTCACCCACTCACGAGGAGCGTGGACCATGAGTCGCGATCAACTACACACGTACGTCATAACATGCACAGAGATACATGAGGTTGAACACCGCATCCGTGCTAGGTCAAAACTCGACGCTGTGAATCGTATGGCTAACAACGATAACCCTAGCCCTATTTCACGCAAAAAGATGCTAGATCGATCTATGTCAATCCGACAAGAAATAAAGACCTTCGATAAAACAACTACTCATTACATCCTATAAACGAGGAGCGTGAACCATGAACACAGAGCAACTAACCATTATGCGTTGCGCATTAGCCGACTTGATCGGCGTGTGGGAAGCGTACACACACCTGGACATTCACAGCCACGACTGGCGAGCCCATGTAGAAACAATAACTGAGTTAGCTGACTTGATTGGGGAAGAGCTGCCTCTTGCACTTACAGGAGACGAATAATGACTATGCCAAACGAACGCCGGTGGGCGGTGGACAATACGCGACAGTTCCTAGTCGATCTAATGGATCCTAAGAAGACTCCTCGTGTACCAAGTTCAGTACGCAAGGAAGCGTATCGTTGTTTGAAGCATTATCCAGGCGAGTACTACATGGAACAAGCCGCTGATCAGGCCCCCGAAATATTTGGTGGTTGGGACATCGTCAAAATCGAGGAATACAAACCATGAACATCTATCGCATAACCGTGCGCGAAATATCATCAATTGAGTACGAAATAGAAGCTGACTCCGAAGAAGAAGCCTGCGACCTTATTGGTATGGGTGATCAACGAATTGCTGATGAACATATCGTTGATTGGGACATCATCGAAATCGAGGAATACAAATAATGAAACTTAGCAAAGAGCAACAGACCTCCCTCAAACGTGTCTGGACCAGAAACAACCAAAGCAAGAGCTACTTAGCATTCCGCAGAACAGTATGCGTGGGCTCTAACTGCGCAATGGTTCACTGGTCTGGCATGTGGCTAGGCATCGAACCTGATGGATACACACACTCATGAATAAATACAACGAATCCCCCTGGCCCTGCGTGTACTGCGAACAACCAACTTTTTTCGGTTCAGGAAATTTCATAAACCGCATACCCGCAGACCACCACCACGAGTTGCAAGACGGTACAACTGAGTACCGTGACGGATACGCGTGCGCTAAATGCATGGAAATGGAATGCGACAGGTGCCCTGAACCTATCGGATTAGACGAAGACGTCGGCGTAGAACAAGTCTACGGCGAAGGCACCCACCGTCACGAGTTCGATGACGGGGCTTGGACAGTACACCTAGAGTGTTTAACGCCCACTGAACAACTATTTTACGCAGAAAACAACGAGGAGATTGAATAATGACAACACTTATAGATAGCAAAGAACTTTTAACTAGCGAAAACCTACTAGCTGCAGGAATCACTGAAAGCCGCATCCCCGCCCTACTACTGGCGGCCAGCGCATTACATGACGCAGTCTGCCAAATCGACCGTGACCGTATGCCTGGACTTAGAACACATTTCCCCGAAGTTATCACCGTTGCTCAAATGTATGGGCAAGCTGATGAAATCTTACACGGACTGGAGGACTCATAATGAGCAGATCATGGATCGTAGTCTGGACAGACTTCATGAAACATCAATCATCTAAAGATTACTGGGAAGTATTTGAAAGCGAAGAGCAAGCTAAAAGCTGCTACGAACTTGTCTTACAAGACCACGATGTAGCTGCAATTACAGCAGTTATAGCCTCATCAGATTACGAACCCCACGCTAAATTCAACTAAGCAGGAAGACGAATCATGAACCATATGCCATGCAGCATCACTGACGACCCGTACAACGATGCCAGCGATTACTTCGAGGGCAAACATGTGTACAAAAGTGAACAGTCGGACGACGAAACGTTCATAAGTGAACATTCAGACAGTAAAAATGACACGCAAATAGAAATGTATGACAAACAATTTGCACTAAACATCGGCTTAGGCCCACTTATAAAGGATAAATAACATGAACAAGTATCTACTAATAGCAGCACTACTGACCGTTTCAGGAACAGCTTCGAGTAATGGCTGGTGGACTAAAATCGCTGAGCAAAAATACGCGTCTGGTGACGTTATCTGTCAATGGAAACGCGGATGGGGCAGCAGCGTTGAATACACAACTACAGTAGGCCAAGGCTATTGCCCAAGACCCAACTAATTTAACTGGAGCACTGACATGCCAGATTTAATCTATTCAAGAAACGGTAACAACGACTTCTTAACAAGCGATCAAGTACGCGCTAGAGCACCAGCTGTATTCGCCCATGACTATGCAGAAGACCTGTCAAACAAATATGGCAACTTCAACTCAGCCCAGGCTATTGAGGTCATGAATGACTATGGCTACGGCGTTACGCAAGCAGCCCAAGTGCAGGGGCGAACAGAAACTGCAAATATACACGGTCAGCATCTTATGGCCTTCGCTAAGCGCCACGAAGTGAGTGCATTCACCCAAGAGCAACCAGAAATCATCTTCTACAACTCACATGACGGTAAGTCATCGATGAAGTTGTTTGCTGGTGTATACCGATTTATCTGCAGTAACGGCATCATTGCAGGCGACGGCTTCGACCAACGAATGGTTCACTATAAAAGTAACCTAGATAGCTTCGAAGACCTACTTAAATACACAGCTAACAGCTTAGAAGACATCGCACAGCTAACCAACAACATGAAAAACATCACGCCTGATCAGGACCAAAGCCACGAGTTTGCAAAACGTGCAATCAGTACTCGCTATAAGTACTACGACGATCTCATCGGCGACGGTATTGACCTTGGCGGCGGGAAATTCAACGTACGCGCAATTACCCAAGCGCTAAGCCCTACGCGCGAAGCAGATGTCGCGGACAACGCCTGGACAATCTTTAACCGCGTCCAAGAATCAGTTATACGTGGCGGTTTCGACTACCTCGGAGAACGCAAACGTTACGGACGCAAGTACATCGGTTACAAAGAAGCTAAAGCGATTTCTTCAATCAAACAAAACGTAACCATCAACCGCAAATTATGGGACATAGCGCAGGAGACTTTAGCCGCATGAACAAAGAAACCCATAAAACCATCCGCGTCCACGCCACTATGCATACCGAGCTATATTTAGACATCAACGTCCCCATCGACACAGACAAAGATGACATATGGCAATTCATCCGCGATGGAAACATCGATGGTGGAGATATGTTGGAATACGACGGAATATTCGGTGGCGGTTGGACATGGGAAGAGCCCATCTATGACTACGAATTCGACCCCGAAGCATATGACGTATCAAAGGAGATTTTAGAATCATGACAAATCCAACCGTTCTACTGCAACCCGTGGGCATCGTCCACACGCCTCAAAACCTAGAAGAACTTGAAGCATATATCGGTAAGTTCCACGGTGGAGAAGCAATAGCTGCCTTCACCTGTGCCTGGATGGCATGGAACTTATGCGCAAAACTAACCAACCCAGATGGGAGAAAAGCTGATGAGTGTTGAACGAGCATTTAATGAATTAGCAGTTGATGAATATATGCACCACTTCACCCAATTCCTCGATCGCCACGTCGACGGTCGCTTAAAAGCTACGCTGACCGAAGACAACCAAATCGAGAAGCTCGAATCAAAAATCGAAAAGCTTGAAGTGCAGGTCTATGACCTCGAATCACAAGCCTCAGATTACGAGGACCGCTTAGATACTATCGAAAATTATGGTGACATGGATGACCGCTTCGATGTGCTCGAAGAAAAAATAAATAATCGCTTCAATGACCTTGAAAAGAACGTACAAAACTCCGACCACTCTCAAATACTTAAAGACATATCCGCGATGGTAAACCAACAAATTACCGCACTCATCACCGCAGGCAGACTTAGCCTACACTTAAAACCACCAATCGAAATAGTCGATACAAGTGAAGAACCCTATAAAGTGCAGCGAACCTATTGAGCAATTATATTAGCTCTGCTATTATTCTTGATAATCACTAGGAGAGTAAAATGAGTATAAATAACGCAACAGTGGCTGAGTGGGACAGACTGCGAAACAAGTACCCCGCTGTACCGACTAGCGAAAGCTCCACCGCAACAGACCCTTCAATATCAGACGGTTCAACAGCACGCTATTACGAACTGCCCAAAACAGCAGCACAACTACAAGATCTTATCTCTGAAAAAGATATGAACGCACAGATCGGCGAGATCTTTCGCAGCTGCTATCGGTATGGAGAAGTTTCTCACAGTGACAAACTGCGTGACGCTAAGAAAATAAAGTTCTATGCAGAAGCAGAAATCAAACGACTCGAACAATAAACATCAGGGAGTCTACAAGCAAACATGACTACACACTTCACAGATGTGTATGCCGCTATTGAAGAGGCAGACTACATCGTAGAAACCCTAAGAAAAAAAGTGTACTTGGTCACTGACAAATATGATCTGTTATATGCAGTTACAGCTGACCAGTACAACCAGAAAAAATGGAGATACCACAGAGTACTAGAAACATTCAAGGTTCAGTACTAACGATTTCAATCTACCCAGGAGGGTACCATGAAAACAAAAGAGTATTTTGCAGAGCTAGAAGGTCTAGAACTAGACAACTTCCACCCTGAATTCCACAGCTACGTCGCCACATATATCAGAGCGCGATCACCACAGCTGTATACCGAAGTAGCTTCTCACTTCAAAAACGTTGAGGGTGAAATCTACGCCCACCTGCAAGCTAACAGCGATCAGTTCTGATGCTCGTTACTCTCGACTTCGAGACATACTACGCACCAAAGTACAGTCTAACCACACTTACAACGATGGACTACGTCAGGCACGAGAACTTCAAAGTGCAAGGCGTAGGCATCAAAATCGATGATGGCGAGACTGAGTACTACGATGAGCACGAAGCGGAATCCGCGATACGTGAGCTTGATTGGAGTGACGTGACCCTTATCTGTCACAACACCCCGTTTGATGGCTATATATTAACCCGCTATTACGAAGTTATACCTCAGTATTACATAGATACAGCTGCAATGGCTCGCGCGCTTGCCCCTGGGCAATCAGCGTCTCTTAAAGACACAGCTATTCGCACCTTCCCAGACGACGAGTCAATGCGCAAAGGTGACGAGCTCGCTAGCACCAAAGGTATCTACGACCTAGATCCAGAGCTCTCCAAGATCCTGGGTACATACTGCATACAAGACGTAGACCTTACATACGCTCTGTATATGCAGATGCATACCCAAATGCCTAAAAGCGAAATGGATCTCATCGACATGACCTGTCGAATGTTCTGCGAACCAAAGTTGATCGTGGACCTCGAACTTCTATACAAGTTTCGCGATGAAACGATCGCTGCTTCATTAGCAATAGTAGAAGCAAGCGGCGTTGACCCCAAGGTACTCAGCTCTAACCAACAGTTTGCAGCACACATAGAAAGCATGGGTCTAATACCACCAACTAAGATTAGCCCTACGACAGGCAAGGCCATCCCTGCCCTCGGTAAAAGCGACAAGGCATTTACCCAGATGCAGAAGATGTACCCTGAGCATCAGCACATATGGGACGCGCGCTTAGCAGTAAAAAGCCGCATCAACCAGACAAAAGCGCAACGCTTCATCGACGCGACACATACAGACGGGACAATATCTGCACCCTTGCGTTACTACGCAGCACACACTGGCCGCTTTGGCGGTACAGAAAAGCTCAACATGCAGAACATGCCACGTAACTCACCGCTACGTTTAGCGCTAACCGCACCTGCAGAGCACCTCATATTCGTAGCGGATCTATCCGCAATCGAAGCCCGCGTCTTAGCATGGTTAGCAGACGAAACAGAATTGTTACAGCTGTTTAGAGACGGCAAAGACGTATACAGCGATCTAGCTGGCTCGATATATAAGCGGGTAATCAATAAGAAAGACGACCCCGACGAACGCTTCGTCGGCAAAGTTGCGCAGCTCGGCCTAGGTTTCGGCATGGGCGCAAACCGCTTTCAGGACACACTTGAAACTGGCGCAATGGGCCCACCCATGAAGTTCGCTATCGACAAAGCGTACAACGTTATTAATACATACCGCTCTACTTATCCCGGCATCCCGATGCTTTGGAAAAAGCTAGAGCTTAAATTAGCAAACACCATAAACCCTAACTACATAGAAGAGTGGCATGGCCTTACATTCAAAGATAAAAAGATCTACTTACCTAACGGGTTGGCTCTGCATTACAGCAACCTTCGGTACGAACAAGGGCAGTTAGTTTATGACCAGCGCAACACTATCAAAACCTGGGGCGGTAGCCTCGCAGAGAACGTAGTTCAAGCGCTAGCAAGACTAATTGTTACCGACGCAATGCTCCGCATACAAGCGGACCAAACACTAGATGCCGATGTCGTACTGACTGTACATGATGAAATAATTTTAATTAGTAAGGCTAATAACCCAGATGCTACAATGTCTAAGTTAATCGCACATATGTGCGTACCTCCAGCCTGGGCTCCTGACATTCCGTTAGACGCCGAAGGCGGATACGATACGAGCTATAGCAAGTAACTTATGCCACGACTAGTACTTACAAGAAAAGTAGACGAACAAGTTGTCATCCACGATGACAACGGCGTTATCGCGAGAGTTAAAATCTCCAAGGTTGACAGGAATCAAGTCCGAATTACATTCGAGGCAGAAAATACGATCAGGATTGATCGACAGGAAGTATACGAGAGAAACGCTCCTACTAAATAGATATTAGCTATGCTAATATCACTCGCTCTGTAGGAGGAGCCAACATAAGCATGCAAACTACTTTTTTAGAAGCCGCTAACGGACAGCGACTCAGTAAGCGCCACTGTCCCACAAACGGTTTTACCCCATACCCACACGTTAAGAGCGTGACATCGCACGAACACCAAGTGCCGCTCGACGAGACTGGTTTAGCCATGCTCGAGCGATTGATCCGTGACCACGCCGACTTAGGGCATTGCTTATTAAAAGGTAACTTAAAGCGCCCTATCGAGAACGAATCTCGAGCAGGTAAAACTGACAGAATTGGTTACTCAAACCTACTTGTATTAGATATAGACGGCATCACACTGCCAGGGCACACAAACCCTAAGAGTTACGATGCAAAAATTGTCGCTACTCTAGCTAAGACAGTCATGCGTGAGTTACCTCCCGCAGTACAAGACTGTGCATTTATTGCACAAGCATCAGCAAGCCTAGGACTTAAAGGCGACAAAGTATCCTTACATATATTTATATTGTTAGCTCAAGCAATGCCTGCTAAAGCAGTCAAGCTGTGGCTACAAGCCAGTAATTTTGAGTCAGAGCTGTTCTCATCCCAGCTCGAGCTGTCATCTAACGGCCACTCACTCAAGTACCCACTTGATATAAGTGTCGCTGACAACTCAAAACTTATCTTCATTGCTCCTCCTACCTTTGAAGACGGAACCCACAATCCGTTCAGTACACCCGCTGAGCGGATTGTGGGTGTTTCCGGTATATCGGAGACTCTTGACCTCGCTAAATTGATGAACGACATCAGCCCCGAGGTAGTCCACCAAAAGAGTAATGAGCATAAAAACAAGCTACGAGTCTTACGCGGTTTTAATGCCAAGAAAGAACGACTCACTATTGCTAATATAAACAACAAGTCAGAAGAGATACTGACTAACCCCGACAGAATGTCCATCACAGTACATGACGATTCCCACGGACAGTTTATACATTGCAACGTTAACGGCGGCGACAGCAACGCTTACTACTTCAAGCTCGAAGACCCGACGTACATGTTCAACTTTAAAGGTGAACCAATCTGGTCTATCGAGCAAGCTGACCCCGACTTCTATAAGACGCTCTTCGATGTCTATCAAGAAGAGATGGCAAAAGAAGGTCGAGCTAGCTTTCCAGTAGTCCTCCGCGACTACTACACAGATACATATTACAACGGTGTATTCGACCCGAACCTTAACCAGTTCAGCGGAGAATTCCCGTTAACGCCTTGTGCAGCTGCTAGCATAGAAGGCTTTATGCGATCACATGGTCGTAGCAAGCCTGACTTCATACCTGACGCAAAGGTTATCTTCGACCCTGTGTCTAATGCTGATGCAGTTAACCTAAGCAATGTGCCCTACCACATCAACATGTTCCGTAAGACCGAGTACATGCTGTCGAGCATTGAGCACGAACCACTAAGCATGGGCGACGCAAAGCGAATCGCGGACTCTTGCCCGCTAATCTACAAGCTAATGTCGCATATCCTCGGCGGTAAGAACCTCGAGCTCGAGTACTTCACCAACTGGTTAGCGTACATCTTCCAGACTAAGCGTAAAGCAGGAACCGCGTGGGTACTGCAAGGTGTCCCTGGCACAGGGAAAGGTATCTTCTACTCTAAAGTACTCAGACCGCTGTTTGGCACGGAGCATGTACCTATGCGCGCGCTTCAAAACATCGAAGAGCAGTTCAACCTCTACATGAGACAAGCATTGTTCCTCGTTGTTGACGAGTTCCACATGGCGTCAGCGAACTCAGGCACAGTCAAAGTAGCTGATAAGCTCAAAAACCAAATATCAGAAAACACGATGACCATTCGTGCGATGCGCAGTAACCAAGCAGAAGTGCCGAACTACACAAACTTCATCTTTCTCACCAACAGAATGGATGCCGTAAAAATCGAGGAGGGAGACAGGCGATATAATATCGCTCCGAGACAAGAGCAAAAGCTCGAGCACGTATACCCAGAAGTTGTAGATGGCATTGATGACATCGAAAAAGAACTGCATAAGTTCGCTGCGTTACTTAAGAGTTTCAAAGTCAACAAGCAGCTAGTTCGCACACCAATATCAAACAGTGCCAAAGCGCAGATGGAACAAGTCACCATGTCTGTAATGGAAGAATTCTTCGCTGCTGTACGACACGGTAACCTTAGCTTCTTCATGGACATACTCGACATCGAGCTAACCAACGTACTTCAGGGCGCAGAGATTACCACCGCACAACGCCTCGTAAAGCAGTGGATCGTAGAATCTCAGTGGCCGCATTCCGTAATACCGTTAGAGCACTTGCGCACTGTGTACGGAGTCTTAACCGACGACCGTGTATCACAGCGTGAGTTTCAAAAGAAAGCAGAACGCTGTGGAATTACTAAACAACAAAAACGCGAACACAATGCAACGCGCGGATCAGCACCGTTGCGAGGCGTAGTAACAACGTGGAAGTTAGACAAAGAACAGCTTAACGAAGTTACTGAAAAATACTTCGACGACAAGGACCGCAAGTTACTTGCTGTGGCATAGCTATATTAGTTATACTAATATCTTTTCATAGGAAATGACATGATTAAACTTACCCAAGATACAAGAGCCGACGATGCTGTCGATTTCGAAAAACCAAAGGAGCTAGGCGATGTCAGAGCTTGGAGTTATTCAGCGCTTAAAGTCTACGAAGAATGCGCTTACCGCACGTATGTCAGTCGCGTTAAAGGCGTTAAAGAGCCTAGCGGCCCAGCCGCTGATCGCGGCACGCAAATACACCAATACGCTGAAGACTATGTTAACGGCACAATGGGAGAGATGGCTGACGAGCTATTCAAGTTTAAAGATGAATTTGAAGCGTTACGCCAAGACTTCATCGACGCGAAAGTAGAACTTGAAGGCGACTGGGGCTTCGACATCGATTGGGGCGTAGTAGGCTGGATGGAAAAAGCCACCTGGGCACGTATCAAACTAGATGCACTAGTACAGGAAGACGATACATCCGCACGCGTTATCGATTACAAGACTGGCAAAAAGTGGGGCAATGAAATCACCCACGGGCAGCAAGGTCTGCTCTACGCCATCGGCACATTCTTCCGCTACCCTCACCTACAGTTCGTACAGACAGAGTTCTGGTATCTCGACAAAGGTGAAACCACTAAAAAACAATATACGCGCGAGCAAGCCATGCTATTCGCACCAGGCTTCCATCGCCGCGCAGTAAAAATGACTACTGAAAAAGATTTTGCTCCAACACCCAGCAAAGATGCATGTCGATGGTGCTCGTTCCGTAAAGGTGACGACCCAGAATGTACATGGGGTGTGAGCTAACCTACTTACCACGCCTCCCCCGTAGTGAGCCTTGCCCTGTTGATCACACATGACAGGGCTTTTTATTCCCGATCGGAATCCAAATGATCCTCATGAACCATGTAGAGAGAACCCCAATGAAAAAGCTATTAACAAAATTCTACTACGCAATCGCCGTAGTAGCCCTATTAACTGTCTTCGCTAACATGATTGCTCTTAGCCTTTACGTTTTTGCGCTCATCGCAATCGTAAGCGGTGTTGCGTATTTCCACTTGAGGACTAAACCATGATAACAGCTGGATTAATATCTGCTGCAGGACTGCTATTCCTGTTGTTCAAGTTCGGTGTACGACGCGTCATAGCGTATGACATACCCCTAGATATTCTAACCACAAGCCTCCTCATGTTTATATTCGCCGGTACGTTCGGCGGCATGATGGCAGCTATGGTTGGGGGACTGGCTGTGTCTATAACGCTCTATGTCATGAAGTCTACGATGACTCGTGAAGAGCTAAAGTTCGTTAAAACAAAAAACTTTCCGTACAGAAAGCTACTCTGGATTGAGGTAGAACCATGAACGACATAATAGAAACACACAAAGATTACCCAAAGACAGTAGGCAAACAGATTGCTTTCAACATCGAGTTAATGATGTCAATGCTTCATGCCGATCGGATGCCCGCAGCAACTGCCGCGCTCAATAGAGCATTAGATCTGTGCGACGAAGCGCACTTTATGGAGCTTGGGAGAGACACTAATGGCAAATGACGCATTAAAAGACCTATTGTTCGGTCACGTTAAGGATTCAATCGATGCAAATGTTTTATACACAAAGTGGGAACGTAGTCGAGTACAGGCTCGCAACAGATCCTATCGAAGCGAATGTGTGGACTACACACCGTTTGAAGAAATCGGAAATCAAAATCGTATCCAAAGCAGCGCGCGCAACCGCCGCACTACTTAGAGAGGAGATACTACATGACATCATTAGCCGTGAACCTAATCCCAGTAAAAAATCTGCGCCCCCCGACGACGAGGTATCGCAAAGGCGTAAAGCCCCCAAACAACAACATGTTGAAGCGGGGCAAGCAAAACAAAAAACTCGGCGACAAAGTAAGCGTTAAGATGTGGAAAGGCATGACCATGTACTCTCTCACACTAGAAGAGCGTGCGACCTGCCCTACCGACTGTCAGCAATGGGACAACTGTTATGGCGACAACATGCCGTTTGCCCACCGCTTTGACCATACCGCTCCAGATTTTATATCCAGGTTAGACGCACACCTAGGTCAGCTTAATCATAAACATCCTGAAGGGTTCGTAGTGCGCCTGCATGTACTTGGTGATTTCTATGACGGCATCTACATCGCTCAGTGGCAGATCTGGTTAGCCTTGTATGAGAACCTTAATGTGTTCGGCTATACTCACCACACAGTAGACTCTCAACTCGGCAGCATGATTAAAACAGTTAATAAAATGCACCCCGATAAGTTTCGGGTGCGGTTTTCAGATGATATGAGCACGCAGTTTAGTGCCCACGTTACAACGTCAGAAGATATCAATACAGTTACCAACAGTATTGTTTGCCCAGAACAACAAGGTAGAACAGACAGCTGCGCAACCTGCGGGTATTGCTGGAGCAGCGATCAACCTGTAATATTTCACGAACATTAATATTAGTAAGGCTAATAATGATCCTCACCGTTTACGATAAGAAATACATTAAAACCAAACCTGGCAAACTAAAAACCAGCGGCAAATATGACGTAGAAGAAAAACACAGCTGCGATGGTTGGTGCCGCTGCACGCCACAGTACCGCATAGGTGAGTGGCCTAACAACTGTTTAAGCTGTGGATCTCGCATCCGCGTTTGAACCATAATATTAGCTATGCTAATATACTAAACCATCAAAGAGTGATGAATATGTATCCACCATTCAAACATCAAAAAGTTACAACCGACTTCATCAAAGCTAACCCACGATGCCTGATCACCTCTGATCCTGGCACAGGTAAGACACGCTCTGTCCTAGACGCGATCGTGGACCGTAAGTCACGAACCTTGGTCCTTGCACCGCTGTCCATCCTCGAAGCATCGTGGGGCGATGACATACTCAAGTTCACACCTGATCTCACGTACGCTGTTGCGTACGCCAAGAACCGTGAGAAAGCATTCGCCAGTGACGCAAAAGTAGTTATCACCAATCACGACGCAGTCAAATGGATACTTAAAAATCTAAAAGTATTACGCGACTTTGACACGCTAGTTATTGACGAATTCACAGCGTTCAAAAATGCCAACAGTCAACGCAGTAAAGCCTGCCGCAAACTATCAGAGTTGTTTACCAACCGTATCGCAATGTCAGGTACACCAAACTCTAACGGCATCCTCGACCTCTGGCATCCAGCGTTAATCGTAGACGACGGTGAGCGGTTAGGACGTAGGTTCTACAGCTTCCGCGGTTCGGTGTGTACGCCTAGATTCAATGGCTTCGCTAATGAGTGGGTCCAAAAAGACAACGCAGAAGAAACTGTTGCAGCTGCACTAAGTGATATCAACGTTCGGTACATGCTCGAAGAGTGTCTCGACATGCCTGCGCAAACAGTCAGCACGATGTACGTCACATTACCTAAGAAGATCATGGAGCAATACAAGACGCTCAGTGACGATTCAGTGTTATACACAGGTGAAACTACCATCAACGCCCTGCACGCAGGTAGCAAAGTTAAGAAGTTGCTTCAGCTATGTACCGGCGCTGTGTATGACTCAGAAGGTACTGCTCAAAACATACACAAAGAACGTTACGAAGTTGTTATGCAGCTTGTAGCAGAACGCGCTCAATCACTCGTTGCGTTTAACTGGAAGCATGAGCAGCGATGCCTCGTTGAGCTAGCAGACAAGATGGGTATCAAGCACGCCACCATCGATGGATCAGTTGCTGCACACAAGCGCAAAGAAATTGTCGATCGCTTACAAGCAGGTGAGCTTCAAGTTGTGTTCTGTCACCCGCAGTCAGCAGGTCATGGTCTCACGATGACCACTGCCAAGACTGTTATATGGGCGTCACCAACCTACAACGCAGAACATTACCAACAGTTCAACCGACGCATTTATAGAGCAGGCCAGACTGAAAAGACTGAGGTCATCCAGATAGCCGCGCGAGACACCTGGGAAACAGATGTCTACGAGAAGTTGCAAGGCAAAGTAGAACGAATGGATGAGCTTTTAGGAATACTAAATCAACTTAGACACGCAGCATAAGGAGTACGCAAATGAATATTAACGAACTAATCGAATCAAGAGCCAAGGTCAAAGACGCTATCGAGGGTCTTAACCGTGAGCTTAAAGAGTTAAATAAATCCAAAGACGATCTGGATTATCAGCTCTTGACCCAATTGGATGAGCAGGGTTTGTCGCGCACCGCGAATGACAAAGCCAGTGTATCCATTAACCAAACCATTGTACCTGATGTACAGGACTGGGACGCGCTCTATGCGCACATCACAAAAACCCAGGACTTTGCACTGTTACAACGGCGGGTATCGTCGACTGCATACAAGGAGATTCTGAAACTAGACGAAGCAGTTCCTGGTGTGGAGACCCGTGAAATTCGACGCATTAACTTTAGATCATTATAACTTTAAGTATGAATATTAGCCTGGCTAATAATACAACTGTACGAAACTAAACCAATCATGAATCATGAAGAGAATAAAATTATGAGTAAATCAGCCGTAGCAACAGTATCAAAACTAGTAGCCTCAACCGACGAATTACCCGCACACCTCAAACTTGTTGAAGGTGCAGGTCGCGGCAACGAGAATGTAGGCCAAAACGTCCAGATCCCACGCATCAAGCTCCTCCAGAAGATGTCCAACGAAGTCGACAAGCATCATGGATCGTACGTCGAAGGCTGTGAGCCTGGGCACATGGTCAACACACTTACCAACCAAAATTACGGTAACGACATCTATGTTCTGTCGCTCACCTTTAAGACCGAGTTTGTAGTGTGGCGTCATTTAGATGCTGGCGGTGGTTACCTCGGTGCATTCCCGTCGATCGCGGAAGCAGAAGCACAGGTCAACCAGCAGGACAAGCCAAGCGAGTACGACATCAACGAGACACATGCTCACGTCATCCTAATAAAAGATCCTGAGACTGGCGAGCTAGAGCGCTCACCTGCCATCATGGATTTCGCCAGCTCCAAGCTACGCGTGTCCAAAGCATGGAACTCGCAAATCGCGATGAAAGGTGGTGATCGTTTTGCAGCATTGTGGAAAGTATCCGGTGTACCTACTGAGAACAAGATGGGCAAAGCATTTATGAATTGCGAAGTTTCGTTTGTCGGCTGGGCGCAGGAATCAGACTACAAGACTGCCGAAGGTTTGTACGAGCAGTACTCTAAGTAATACCGTTGGGGGTCTAACGGCCCCCTTCTTTCACATATATGAACGAACACAGCTTCATCAAATCCATACATAGACACCTGCATCCAGACGTACACTCGTGGAAAATTCACGATACGTACACAGGAGGCGTGCCCGACGCTATGTATTCTGGGCCTAAAGGGCTTCTGTTCGTCGAGTATAAGTACGTAAAAAGTTTACCAAAAAGAGACAACACAAGCATAAAGCATTCGCTGTCTGCGCTTCAACTTCAATGGCTAGAACGTATGAAAGGGTCAGCAAATGCCGCTCTGATTGTAGGGGTAGGAGACACTTGCATTATATTAGTAGATGACTTTGCAGCTAATATATGTAAAACTAAGTATATAGAGGAATCTATAAGTCGCAAAGCTGCGGCTACCTTCATATATGAGTCTACTCATAGCCAATAAACAGTGTAAAAGAGTTCATCATGAAAAAGGAAGACGTATTACCTTTGTCCGTTCGCAACCTGCGTAGGATTTGGGAAGCGAAGAAGCTAGAAATGCAATTCACCCAGACCGGAGCTGCAAAAGAGCTGGACTGGTCCCAAGGCGCTATATCGCACTACCTGAACAATATTACCGAAATGGGTCCGTCGGCAATTGTAAAGCTGGCTAATTTTCTAGATGTCGACCCGACTGAGATTGACCCCTCAATAGTTTCAAAGCTCCCCCATGTACGAAAGATCAAAGTCACAAAAAAAGCTAGCGATCTAACATCGCCTACTAAGTCGCACATATATGACCGCGACGACATCGCCCACATATACGTAGCTATAGACAAAGAGATACTTATCCAAGGCACGGACCGCGTAATACCTTCGCAGCACGACGGGTTTAAAGGTGTGCTAAAACTCTGTAAGCAATCTAAATATACACATAACCATCTAGTAGCAGTGCGCCTAAAGACAGAAACTCATCTACGCGTCTACTTAAAAACAGACTCTCCCCCAGCCGCAAAAGTCCACACATTGTGGGCGGTCATGTCAATCACTTATTTGTAGTTGACACCACGCACGGCAAGGGGTACAGCCCTACCTATGCAGTACAGAATATAGAGATAACTAAACGTATATTATCCTTAAATGAATAGCTATAATCGATGTTATTAGGAGCAGTACTAATAATATTAGTGCCGGTATTAATACGTATTACAAACATAACAAGAGGCACTTGCACTAAGAATGATGAACTCAATCCTTTGTACCCAATACGGCCCTTTCATGGATCTTGAAGAACTAGCCACACTTTTCAGGATCAAAAAAGAATCAGTGTATCAGCAGATTTATAATGGCAAACTAGATATACCGCACGTAAAGCGCGGCAAGAAGTACCTGTTCCCTACCCACGAAGTTGCAATTTATCTTGACGGTAAGCTAGATGAGACTCGGGTCTAATAACCTCCAAAGTCTTCAGCTCTAAGATTCACGTAACGAGATAACTGGTCAAGGCTGCTATGTCCGCTTATTAAGCGAACCTGCGCAACACTCATACCGCTCTCGAACAACCGTGAAATTGCTTCATGGCGCAAGTCATGGAAATGCATGTCGTATATTCCAACTTTTTTACGTAGCTTAGCGAATGCGTCAGAAATGGACGCTGCTCGTTTCACCTCAAACAGTACGTCAGCCTTGCCAAGTACATTCTGATGGCGTACGAGCGCCTCTCTCACGCCCTTTAATAGGGGTATTATAGCCTTCTTCTTACCCCCTTCAGCATGCTTGTTTTTACGCCATAGGGTAATAAGCCCTTTGTCAAAGTCGATCATGCTCCATTTAAGAGCGTGTATTTCGCCCTGGCGCATGCCTGACTCAATAGCAATGTCTATCGCAGCAGCAAGATAACGAGAACGTTGCGGCCCTACTGCACCCATGAGCAATTCATACTCCCCTTTCTCCAGGCGACGGTCGCGTTCTTCACTACCCATTATGATTTTTTTCTTTTTAAGCTCAGTAATTGCTATATCGATAGCATCAACTTCAGTGCGAATACGACTGTGCGTTAGGGCTTGCTTAAAATAGTAGATCTGATACTGCAACGTAGACGCTGCAACTTCTTTGCGCCGGTCTGCTGCGAAGTTAAGAATATCATCAGCGGTTAGGTCATGAATCGACTGCCCCTGAAAATGTCGTTTGAGCATATTGAGCTGCCCAAGTTTAGGGCCGCACACTTCAAGCCCAAACCTTGTGTAAGAATATATAAGCTGATCGATAATGTGGTCAATGATATGTGAGTCTTGAGCGCGGGTATCGATCCACGAACCGTTGTTCATGCTCGCCTCTATGCCGACCGCCCAGGCTGCTGCTGAAGCTTTAGAAGTAAAGGATTTTGTTTGGGTTGGAAATTTTTTACGCCTGATCTGGACGTGATACTGCCCCCCTCTTTTTCGTATCGTTGCCATAACTCCCTCCTGGGTGTGCCAAAATTGTGCCTGAGAGTCGCAATGTATCAAAAAAGCCCCTACAGCTCAATGGCTGTAGGGGCCCTAATGATTGGCGGAGAAAGAGGGATTTTCTACCGTGTAATGGATAAAGTTGTTCTATTTCAGGGGGTTACCTTCTATATAATACTATTACTAATATTATCTTGGCGTTGGCTAACCTATTGATAACTCTATATATTTTAGTTTAGGTTATTTCTTATTGTGCCATTGGCACACTTACAGGTCTTGCTTGGCTATCGCGCCTAGTGCTACAAGTATAAATCCTATTACGTACAGTATCATAACTACCTCTGGTTGATTGAGGTGCAATTATAAATACTATCGTAGATGATTGATAATGCTTACTTTTAATGCATTCCATACCTTATATGATATGGCTTTTGGTACCGTAATCGATTACGGTACCATCACTACTTGACCTTCTTCTTAGGCTTCTTCTTAGGCTTGTCTTTCTGATTCAGATAACACTGCTTACCTTTTTCTACGTGCATAATTTTCTCCTAAGCCACGTTGGCTTGTTGAATAGTTACGGCCAAGAACATGTATATTTTGTATAGAGCGCCACACATCACAAGAATCAGCGCACTCTGCACGGTTGCCCAGAAGGCGTTCTTACGTTTGCGCGCCTGCTGATAAATTGTTTTCTCGCGCTGCGCCTTAATCCTTCGGCGGAGGTCTACCAATTCTTGGTATCCAGTAGGTCCATACGCATACAAAAGCAACGTGCGAAGCTCTTTTTCTTGCACCAGCGCTTTCTTTTTGGCCGAATAAATATTAAGTGCTTCTTCTTCTACCGACCTACCTGCAACGATCCGTTTAAACAACGGAGGGTTGTTAGCCTCACGCTCGGCCTCTTGCAGGTCTGACATAGCCCCATACCACTTGCCAATTTGACCTAGTGTTTCTTCGACGTCACGTCCCATCGACACCATTTTTTTAACGGTGTTGAACGCAGCGGTCGCTGTCGCAATAGCAGTGATCGGGTCCATCTTAGCCTCCAGGAACAGTCGGCCATGACACCTCATCTAGTGAATTGATTTCAGAGTAGTTTGCGGGAACGTCTCGCAATGCCTGTCTATAGGTCACCCATGCTGCTTGAACTTCGTCAGTCAGAGGGCTGTCTGGGAACTGTGTCCAGTCCGAACGAAACAGCTTCCTGTCGCGGAGATCACGCAGCTCAGCCGCTAGATCTACAGCGTCTAGGTTCCATTGGTAGTTTTCCCAATAGTGGTAGATTGAGGGGCGTTCAGGTTTGGTTTTGACCCAGACGTCGCGCCAGTACCAATTAGTCGCCACGTTAATATCATCTTCTGTATAGGCAAACCCATGCACCGTTTCTTCGCCGACCTGTTCACCCTCAGTAAACGCTGTGTCTTCCGAAGGGTGAACGATAGATTTGATCTCACCATGTGTGTTCACAAACGCAAACTTCATCATACGATATACCCAACCATTTCTGTCCTATGCCCTTTCCATACCCGTGTGTATTCAGTTTGTTCATTCGTACCACCGCCTGCACTTTGAACATGTGTGCTAAAAGTCGGAGGAGTTGTGTTGTAGTTCCAAGCTCCTAGCCGTGATTTAGTAACATACTCCCTATCTGCGGAAGGCCCAAAAGTTCTGCGGTACAACCCGCCGTAATTCATTGCTAACGCGTAGGTGTTCAGTAAGTCAGTAACGCTGGTCGCTGTGTGCCAGACCCCAGCACCGAAATCGGTTTCTGTAACTTCATGATGTCGCGCTGAACGAACACGGAACGTGGGCTTCTCTGTCGTAAAACTAAGTGTGCCATCCGTGCGGTATACATTTAGCCCGTAGTTCGCAGGACTTTGCCCGCTGATTAAAGAGTCATCAAACAAGCTGCAGCGCTGAATAATTGCGTAGTCGCAAGCCGCCATTGCTAAGATTACCGTACCGTAAGCACAGTTCATGTACGCTCTGCGAATCCTGGTCCCGCCTGGAGTAGTAGTGTCCATGTAATTCGCGAATATCCGATACTGTAAAGTCGTGTTGGGGTCATGCGGTTTCGCGATGACCAATATGTCGTCTGGATAACTAGAAGGTATTGTCACGTAATTAACTGAGTAAGCATCACTAGCTGGTACAATGCCGGTCGATAAAACTTGGAACCCTTGAGTAGTCTCATCGATTTGAGTAAACCCAGAGTTATTATATGCACGGAATCCGTAAGCCATTATTGATTCAACTTAAATACGCTTACACGGTACTGGATCGAGCCATACCCAGAAGTATTGTATGCGGGGTTTTTATTACGAACGGTAATGGTGTTCGTAGTTGACTCCGCCTCGAGAAAGTAATTAACGGGTATAACATTCATGCCCCAATCACCACTACTAATATCATACCCGCCGCCAACAGTAATTGTAGCCGTAGCGCTACCGCCGCCTAATAAAGTCCCAGAATAATATGCATAATGCATGACTTGTTTGTCACCTGGATCTAGGCGCAGTTTCGGCGGATTATCATTAGTCCAAACGCGAATGCCATGAGCCATTACAGAGCCCCCAACTTGACACGGAGCGCGCCCGTCGAATCGAAGACCTGGATGTTGCTCCCTTGAATAACCATTCGTGCTCCGGTGTTCGCGCTCTTCAAATTAATCGTCGCACCTGTACCAACAAGCTCTAGTTTATTGACGTTAATACTGCCTGAATCAATTCGATCTGAACTAATAAAGCCCGACGTTATTTTATCTGCGCCCAGAGTTCCAATCTTTGCGTCAGTGATACTTGCATCGAGGATCGCGGCTGCTTTGATGTAGGTAGTACCGCCTTGAATAAAAAACGGGATGTTCGCTGCGGTGGGACTAGTAGTACCAAGACCGTCAGCTACTGAAGCGGGGTCAATGACCGCGAACTTATCAGCGCGGACAATGAATGCAGAGCTTGGCCCCGCGGTCGTGAGCGTGTTACTTAAACCGAAACCGGCTACGTGTCCGTTCGCGTCAATCTTTACAGAGTACTGCCCTTCTAAGTCACCGATGTCACTGGCGTTAGCTGAGTATGCTTGCTCTACGGTTACACCTGTCCCACCAGTATTATTTAATCTAGCAGTCAAGCCATTGACTGTAGACGACGCCGCTGTTGCAGAGCCATCAGCAGCCGTTGCACTAGAAGCAGCATTAGTCGAATAAGTACCGGCGCTCGAGGCACTAGAAGCAGCATTAGTCGCAGATGTGTTAGCAGCGCTGGCAGACGTACCAGCAGCCGACTCACTTGCAGACGCATTACTTGCGCTAGTTGATGCAGCACTAGCCGAGTTAGCCGAATTTGACTCAGCAGTCTCTGCATTAGTTTTAGCAGTTGTAGCGGTGACACTCGCATTCTGTGATGCGGTAGAGGCCGTCCCAGCAGCAGTTGCATAAGTGTTGGCATTTGACGCGCTGGTCGAGGCTGCGGTTGCTGAAGAGCCTGCGTTATTTTCGCTAGATGCCGCATTGGTAGCAGATGTCGATGCAGAGGAAGCAGAACCCGCAGCGCCAGTTGCAGAATTCGACGCGGCATTTGCAGAAGTGCTCGCCGCAGATTGTGCAGTCTCTGCATTTGTCTCAGCGATCTCTGCATTATCTTCAGCAGTTTCGGCACCAGCTTGCGCTAATAAAGCTGCTGTCTTCGCTGCTGTTGCCTCCGCCGCATCAGACGCAGCCGCCGCCGCATTAGTGGCAACACCAGTGATACTCGAACTAAGACTAACAGCCAACTGGCTATCAGTTATCGCGCCCGCTAACACTTCTAGCTGGTGAGCAACATCAGTGGCTGTTGTGCCTACGGTGCCTGCCGCAGAGTTAAACGGCCCATAGATATTAGATGTAGAGACGGCCCGAACCCAATAGTAGCGAGTAGCATCTCCGCCAACAGGATCTGAGAAAGTAAAGGTAGGTGTAATCCCAGTTAAAGTAGCGTCGCCAAGAGAGTCGGAAGTGTGGGACCAAACTTCAGTCTGACTAAAGTTCCCGTCGATTGGAGCTGTCCATGACATATTTATAACTGAGTAGGCCCCAGTGACTGTTAGGTTAGTAATAACTGACGGAGGCGTCAAATCAGTTACTAGGCTTATATCAATCGGCCCCATATCTATGTTGCTAGAGTTGAAGTACCGCTCGTTAAAATTAGCACCGTCAAGATTCGCAGCTAACCCGCCAGCGACAAGTTCACGCAGGGTTATCGCCCGATCAATCGGATCACCCCTACGACCCAGCCGTATTTCTACGGCTTCAGCTAAGGCTTCTAAGTAACGCCTGGTTTCTGCATCTACAGAAGCTGGCGGTTTCGGTATGCCTGGGACTTTAGTAGGCTCAACAGTGCGTACTGTCACGATTGACGCACCTCGTCCATGCTCTGCGCTAAACAAAACTCATTAATGTCAGTACCCTCGACTTGGATCTCCCACTGTTGAGCGACCACAGCTGGCATACGCATTATCGGTTCGCGCAAAGTACCGTCACTGATGTTGCTTGGTACAGTGGTAGCCTGCGTATATGTTGCTCCTGGTTTACTTAGTACATAATGAGCAACAAGTACCCCGTCCCCCCAGACTTTTACAGTAACTGGGTAGACATCTGCGTCTACAGAGACCCAACCCATAGAAATAGGTGAGGTGCTTATAAACTTTTTACTCTTAAACTTCAGTGTGTTTTTACCGCTAGCACCCTGATACTTTTTAATCTTGTTACCGACGATGACATATAGCTGGCCATCTTTAGGGTTACGGTAGCCGCCTCGAATATCGGCTGCCACGGTCAGTGTAGAGAGTGCGGCCTCACCGCCTCGCGGATCATAGACCCAACCCCCACCCGCGTGAAATGCAACGTATGTACCTTCGTGACGAAAAGCGCGAATCGTTGTAGGATTGAAGTCCGCGTTCCATTGCTTAACCGAAACCTGTGACTTAGTTACTACTTGTCCCTGCGAGCTTTGCAAAGAACATAAACCGTCTGGCCCTGCATAGAGTACATAATCACCCATGTCTACTACACTGCGTGCGTTCACACACGCTTGCGCTAGATCAACGCGGATCGCGGTCATGGCTGACGGTTCGGTGCCCGTGATAAAATAAGGCTGTCCATCGGTCAACGCTGCAACACCATTAGCCGTTGAAGCAATAGCAACGATGTCTTCTTCAGTCGTGATCCTGTATTGGATTGGCCAGGCGTGTGGTAAAAATGGTTCAGATAAGCAGAACCGTTTGCCTGTAAAACCTGCCATCGTGCCTTGAGATAAAGGTATTAAACCTTTCAAAGGGCCATCGGGATACAAGCTACTATCGTCTGGCGGACCAATCCACGTAGCGCTGGGTATAATCTCCCCCAAGTTAGCAGAAGACGTAGTGTCTGTGTACGTCGTCGAGTTGTAGGAGATCTGTGTGAGGAACTGAAACTGCGTATTCGTAGAACCAGTATTGCTGCGGTAGATCCGCTTTAACGAGCCAGCACCGAAGTTATAGTTGCCTGAAGGATTGTTGGACGTAGGTAGTGTTAGCGCAACAGTTTCCGTAGTAGTGATGTCTAGAATTCCAGACGCCGCACTCGGGGGGCCTTCTTCGCCCATAGCTGTAACCAAAGTATAAACGTACGAAACGCTATTCGGGGTCTCACCTTCCGCAACATCGCCGGACTTCTCAGCAGTAAGACCTGCCGATGGAGCGGGAACACCGAGCCGGTAAGAGTTAACCGGATACCCTGAACTACCACTCACGAGCGTAGCCACTGTACCGACGCGAGGGTAATCATCACCCGTAAAGTATAGACGGTCAGTAGTATCGCCAGGGATCGGACCAGGGACTACGGATACATCTTCATTAGACCACTCTAGCCATGAAGTATCGCGATAGTAGTATATTGACCGACGCCCAGTATTTTGCAGGGTGTACGCGTCTACGTCTGCGTTAGTCGCGGCCAGTCGACCAGATTCGAAGTCTATGTTCTCCGCTATCTGGCCAAACTTTTCGTTAAGCAGACGAGCGGTGACCGCTGGAGCGATACCGCTGAACCTGTCCCTCTTAAAATAAACCATTTATACCTCATTCGTCGGCGTCAGTTACAGCCTTCTCGATCATTGCAGCCAAGTTCTGGACAGCAAGATCGTGGATAGCGGCTTGACGCTTCGCGCCCATCGCCATTTCGCTTGCTTGCTGATGCAGCGAAAGCATTTCTTTGACTTGATCGCTCAGCCCAGCGACTGGGTAAGTTTTTTCGCCAATCGTAATTGTTTGTTCTGCTTCGGTTTTATCTGCTAATTCAGTCATCGTAGATTCCTTCAGGGTGTATGGACTACCATTATATTAGCTAGACTAATATAATGGTAGTTAAAAAAGTTTGTTTTGTTGTTTGGCGTTATTGCCATCTATCTTTAATTATTGATTGTATCGAGCGTAGGCTTTAACAGCCCCATACTCCAATGTGTCTTTATGAAATACAAAACCCCAACACCAGACTACATCACACTCAGTGTGTGTGTTGTCAAAGAGAGGGTAATCTAGCCCCTGAGCTGCACAGAAATCCTTGATACGCCTTG